TATTTGTAAGGTCAAATGTTTATATAAAATGACCTTACAAGTTTTGCCTCCTGAATTACTGGAGTCACCTAAAGACAAAATTGAAACTAAAGAACCTCAACCATATTGGAAACCTAGCTCACTTAAAGATGGCGAATCTGAAGAGTTCCGTTTGCTTGGCTGCTACGAAACAGGACACGCAATCATGGGCTGGCAATATGCTTCTGAAGCAGCCGGTGCTGACGGTGAACTGCGTTTTAACGGCTACGTCGTTACTCGCACTCATCCTGGGCAACCTGCTGACATTGCACGTGAAACCGATTGGTCCAAACCCGATCGTCCCAAGATCGATGGATCCTTCGTTAAGCCACGGCGGTTCCTTGCTTGGGTAGCAACTTCTGCTGCACGTGGTCGCCTAGAAGTTCTGTTTATCGAGCAGAAATCTTTGCGTGAACAGCTCACCGAAATCCTACAAGAAGACGATGACTACACATGGACAGAAGAAGGGCTCGCTAATTTTTCAATTAAAATTTCTCGTAAGGGAGCTGGTCTGGAAACTTCATACAGTATCCTACCGAAGGTGCGAAAAGTTCCACAGAAGATCGTGGACCAATGGGCATCTGAGAAAGACTCAATCTGGCTTCCTAATTTCTTTGAAGGGAAAGATCCTTTCGATGGCAAGCAAGTGGACGAAAAGGGTTTACCTGCTGGTGGAACCGACAAGCGTGGAGCGCATGTAACTCCTAAAACTCAAACTAAAAAAGTTGAAGAAGAAACTGAATTCTAATGTTAGAACTAAAGATTGAAAAAAATGAGCTGGGTCTGTTTCAAGCAGATGCTGTACTGACCCTACCTCCACTTTGTGCATCACGTCAAAAAGCTGATCGTGATGACCTTGAATATGAAATCCGGCGTGCATTTAGCGAGCTGGTGGAAGAAATTGTACAAAAACACATTAAGGACGAATTCTGATGTCTAACGTAAATCTGGAAGGTTTGCCTCCCGAGATGCAAGAACGTATTGCATCCATTATTGAAGGAGCTAAGCAGAAAGCAGTGCAACCAACGCCTGCTCCTGCACCTGCTCCTCCTGTTGCTCGTCAGCCATCGCTGATGGATCACACTATTGCACTCCGTCAGGAAGTTGATGCACTGCGTCAGCAGACTGCTGCAATGGCTCAAGTTGTTGATGCTGTGGGGCAAGCCGTAGGCTCCCTCTACCAGATGTTTCAACAGCAAACTGAAGTTACAGATTTCAGCACAAGTTATCAAACGCCGCAACAAGAATACGTAGAAAATGATTATTGATGACTGATTTACCATATCGCATCCAGACAGCTGCAGGGTACCGCAAATACCTGTGCAGCGGTCTTTACATGCCTAGCGTTACAACAGTGTTGAGTGCAACCGAATCCGAGAAATCCAAGGCCGGTCTGCGAACGTGGCAACAAAATAACCCAGGTGCTCTTGAAGCAGCAAGCACCCGTGGCTCAGCTATTCACCTTGGCTGCGAGAACTATCTTCGTGGTCTAGATCCTGGAGTACCTGATGAGTATCAAGACTTTTGGCAAGGTATTACACAATACCTTGATTGGTTTGATGACATTCATTGGTCAGAGCGTCCTCTGCGTCCTGACTGGAACCATCTACGAAGTGACGATAAGGAAGTTGCTTTTGTTTGGTCTACAGAGCACTTATATGCTGGCTGCCCTGACCTCATCGGTGAGATCGGTGGCGTCAGAGTTATTGCTGACTTTAAAACTAGCAATGCTCCTTATTGCTCTTCATTCCCTGATCGCGGAGATCGTATTGGATTTGGTGGTTTCCGAAAATATCAAAAATGTGCGCAACAAATGGCGGCTTACCGCTTGGCATTAGAAGAACGCACAGGTTATCATTGTGATGCTGCTTTGATCATTGTCTCTACACCTGAGACATCACAAGGCATTTTTATTGATAGTGACCAGCTTGATTTGTACGAAGCTAGGTTTTTGAAACGTTGTAAACAATTCCACGATAAGGAGGATAATGAAACTGAAGGTAGCAGTACACAAGGACTGCAAGAACAAAGAGAATCCTAATATTGCTCATGACTGGCAAAACGTACAAGTAGAACTTAACTGGTTGCTCGGATGGGTTGAGCACGGCTATGGCTGGTGTGCAACTCATTTTGCATCACGTCATCGTAAAGCTGACAATGCATCTGGTAGCAACGTTATTGTCATCGACTTCGATGGTGATACAACTCTTGCTCGCTTTTGGAATACCAGTACTGCTCGTGACTGGTGTGCTGCTACGTACACCTCATTTAGTCACAGCGAAGAGGAGCACCGCTTTCGTGCCATTTTTCCGTTAGAGCGCGAACTATCCAGCACTGCTGAACATCGTGGTGCTTATTGGCTTGTCGTTAACCGCTTACTTGCTGAGCTAGAGCTTGAAGAGCTTGCCGACAATTGCGGTCAAAAGCCTGAGCGTCTGTGGTACGGCAACACCAACACTTCTGTTGAGTTGAACAAAGAGTTCACTCCTGTACCCCAATTCTTACTTGAGGATATTGCCTATGAAGAAAATTTTGACTTCAATCAAAGCGATGCTACTGAGATCGATGTAAAGCGCTGTCAGTGGCTTCTGCGTGAGTTCCTACGCCCGTCTGAAGACGGTGAGTATGAGTCAATGTATGTGCCTGTTATGGCTGCTTGTGCAGGCGTAGGCGGCGCTCTCTTTGACGATTGGGTTGACTGGGTACTACGTGGTCACCATGGTGAGAAAGAAGAAAATATTTTGCCATTTAAATGGCGAGGTCTCGGTAATTACTCCGGCCACACTACACTGTACTCACTTGCTAAAAAGCAAGACCCTGACTGGACTAGAAAGCTGCCTTCGGAGTTGTCGTTCCGTGCAGCTGGTACCGCTGCTGGTTATACAGAAGTTGATCCACTAGTTAGTTTTGACGACATAATTACTGCTGCAACTAAGAAACCTATGGATAATGTGATTGAACTTGAACCACTGCCAGATACACAGTCGGTTAAACGACGTGGTCGTCCTAAGAAAACAGACGATGATTTGGCTAAACAACGTGAAGGTGATGTAGATAAAGTCAAAGACATTTTGCATGATCTGCGTAAAAATGAACTGACTGGTGCAATCGAATACACCAGCCCTACTGGTAAGACAGTTGTACTCCAAGGTAATGACCTTGACTTGATGACTACCAAGCTCAGCTGTGAGCACGGTGTCTTTATTCCTGAGCAGCGCATCAAAGCTGCTATTCAATATGCTGCTGGTAAAAATCAATATTGTCCTATCAGGCGATACCTTGATCACTGTGCAGCGCACTCCAAGCCGCACCCTGACTGGGAAAGGGTTGGTCAAACGTTCCTAGGCAACACCCACCAGATTGCAACGCTTGCTATGCAGCGGATGATGATTGGTGCAGTTGCTCGTGCTTACAATCCTGGCGTCAGTATGTCCTGGCTGCCAATCCTAGTTGGTGCACAAGGTGTTGGTAAATCTATGTTTGCACGTAACCTCGTGCCACAAGATTTATTTTCTGAAATCACGACACCATTAGAAACGTTGATGAAGGAAACGTATAGACTTCATGTAGCGTGGCTTCTAGAGCTGCCTGAAATTGATAACTATTTCAACGTACGGAACATTGAGAACTTTAAGAACCTCATTACAACGCGTGTGGATGAAGTACGTTTTCCCTACGCTCAGTTGCCTAGCAAACTTGCTCGTAGGTTCGTCCTCATCGGCACCACTAATCGTAACCAGTTTCTTGTTGATAGCACTGGTAATCGCCGTTTCGTTCCTCTAGAAGTTGGTGCTCAATTTGCTATCCCATGGAAGCAATTGATCGCAGAACGTGATAGTCTATGGGCAGCAGCTGTTCAAGCTTACCGCGACGGTGTTGACTATGAGTTCAACAGCGGTGAGATTGCTGCTATCTCAGAATACATTCAAGAGTTCGGTGATCCCGATCCTTGGGCTGACAAAGTTGCTGGATATGTATCTATCCGCGAAGAAGTTACAGCTGCTGATGTATTGACTAATGCATTGGAGCTTGATCCACGCAACCAAGGTCGGCGTGAAGGTAGACGTGTTGCTGATGTCTTGCAATCTATGGGTTGGAGACGACTAGTTACTACACGCAAAGATCCTATCTCAGGTAAGAAAAAGTCAGTGCGTATCTGGCAACGACCTAAGGATGATCCCCTCACTGAAGATCATATTTTGAACGATTTCTGATTAAACTGTAGTTAACAAGTAGGTATTAAATAATGCTCGCAAATGAGATTAAAATTGGTCAACGTGTACGCGTTGTCACCAATAACATGAATGCACTAATTGTTGGTCGCCCTGAGTATTACACTCCTCGCGCCAAGCTTGTGCGTATTAAATATGAAAACAGCACGCGTTACGAATATATGATCAACGCCAATTTAGAGCTGCTTCCTACTGAAGAACAGTTCCCTGCTTTTGGTGGTACGCATCAACGCAGTGAGGATGAACTCTAATGTCAGAAGCTAAGCCTGGTAAGAAACAAGGCGGTTATGCATACGGTAGACGTAAGCTGCAGCTGTCTAATACTGCTGAAGAAGGTACGCTCTGTTTGTATTCCGGTCATTCTATTGGTCGGTTTAGCTCTTCATCTATGCGCTTTGACAGCCATGCAGCGTGTGTTCGCTGTGTAGCTGCTGCACGTGAAGGTCGGTTATCATTTGACATCGACCGGCTGCTTAAAAAAGAGCGCAAACGTGCTTTGAAGTTCTGGTCACAAGTTGATATTGGTCAACCTGATGAGTGCTGGGAGTGGCAGGGTTATAAATCACCTGGCACTGGCATGCCTCAGTTTGCATGGCGTCGTCCTGGCATCAGCTCAAGTACACAGCACCACCCTCAACGTGTGGCTATGTGGTTTACTTGGGGTGACTTAGGTTTTACTGGTGTTAAAACTACTTGCGGCAATAAGTACTGCTGTAATCCCTTCCACCTTATTCCCCAGAACATTGGGGTATTTGTAGACCAAGAATCCTATCTAGAAAGTTTTGAGCTTGCTTGCCAGCTGCATACTCTGAAGCAGCAGGTAGCTGAGTACGAAGTTGAAGAGGCTTTGAAAGAGCAGCAAAAACTTCTTGATGAAGTTGAGCTTGATAGTAGAGCTGATTTGATTTTTGCACCAGACACAGAGTTTGGTGAACGCTTCGCTACTGTCATGGAAGACATGCTTGCTGGTAGACACGCTAGTCAAAGTTCAGCACCGGAGTTGAAAAAGCCAACTGATAATGAAGAAAACTCCACAGATTAAAGTTAAATTACTTATCCTTATACAAGAGTCATTTCCATATGTCTAGAAGAAACGATCTAATTAAACAGCTGGTTGCATCTAAAAGCTTCGGCAAAGAAAAAGAGAACGAGCAAAAGTTCTTGCTGGCAACTGCTGAGTTGATCTTGACTGACTTGATTGACATTGCCATGAAAGGCGTTGAGCAGAAAGGAGCAGGTTCATTAGTTATCAATCTAGTGAACGACTCCACAACGTTCATGTCTGGAACTGCAATTGAATTTGATATCCATACTGCTGAACGAGAGGAAGACGAGGACATCCTTGAATTCCTGCGGGGACTGATGGAAGAGATTGATGAAAATGACTGGTCTAAAAACGTACTAATTACTTTGATCAGTGATGCTGGAACAAGAACATTTGCAGTCGAAGCAGGTGGGAGCCAAGAGAGCCTTAGAGCGCTCGCAGAAGAATTTAGCGGATAAGCTTGCAGCCAAAGGTCTAAAGCTACCTCTTTATCCCACACCACAACTTATTGAACGTGCACGCTCTGTTATGGGCAGCATCGACTTTGATCCAACATCTGACCCTGTTCAGCAAGTGTTGGTAGATGCGACTGCTGTTCCTACCATTGAGAACAATCCGCTCAAAGAACATTGGGCAGGAAACGTATGGGTCTCACCCAAGGGGGCGGTACGTGACTGCCGTATTTGGTTAAATAAAACAATCAATGAATACCGTAACGGATACATTAATAGCTTTGTATTTTTCTGCAGTGCGTCTGAACTGCTCCGTGCATCACCTATTCTTTGGGATTATCCAGTCTGTATTCCGTTCAAACGTGTTAAACAACTACGCGCAACGGCAACTGGATTCGAGCCAGTATCTCCTTCGACTTGGAATCTACTTGTATACGGTCCTCCCGTCGAGCAAGCGCTGACTGACATTGATAAAGTCACACTGTTCTACAACACATTCCGTGATGTGGGTCGTGTTATTTATAATGAGTATGCAGGTGATAGCTGGGCTAAAGACTTAGAGTACTTTGAAGATCACAAAGGAGAGATGTCATGAGTAAGCACATCGCTCCTACAGCTTTCTATGATCTACCTTCTGGTACCAAAGTGTATCCCTGTAGGCTGATTCACAAAGATGGGACATTGATGTGGCGTCATGCTTGTGAAGTTGCTGTGCCTACTGATGAAGCACATGAGCAACACATAATAAAAACTGCTCAGCGCCTTGAGGAACTGAACAGTTGGGTCTCGCGAGAGATGGAGTTATGGAACTGTTTGCTGCCGGTAGCGTGGTACGTACCGGATCATCCAGAATTGTCCGAAGGTATCTCTGTTTACTTCAAGCACACTGTGCATCAATTGGACAACGTTTATTCCTACCTCAAGCCACATATCTTCCCACATGAGAAGTTAGAACTACGTAGAGAATATATTCACTTCCGACGTTGCTAGCAATAGCCGCCGATTGGCGGCTTTACTATCATAGCGAATCAATTAAACGGTTTAAATACCAACGTGCTTTTTCTGCATCCTCCTTGGCATCAATCTTATGCCACAACCGAAGAAGATACTTTAGAACTTGTCCCTGAAGCATCCCTGCTTTTACTGAAGGAGCTTCCGCAATTGCGTCCTCAATCACATCGATTGCTTCAAAGCGTCCTGATGTGTA